TTTGGAACAGGGTAAAAAATAAACACGTTTCGCCTGCAAGTTATGCCGGAGATATGGGTGCAATAAGAGGTTACGCAGTTAGGGCAATTGAGGAATTAATACAGGTAGCCGCTATGTGCGACAAGGCGGCAATGAGCTTAGGAGGGGAGGAAGCAGAATGAACACGGTAGCACTTATAGGTAGACTTACACGCGATCCGGAAGTTCGCTATACGCAGGACGAAATGGCAATCGCAAGATTTTCAATAGCAGTAGACAGATTTGCAAAGGGCGAGAAAAAAGCAGATTTTATTAACATTCTAGTTTTCGGCAAGTCAGCGGAAAACTGCGAGAAATACCTTGCCAAAGGCAGAAAGGTAGCCATAGAGGGCAGAATACAGACAGGAAGTTACACAAAAGACGACGGAACAAAGGTATATACAACAGATGTTGTTGCTAACAGAGTAGAATTTATCGAGTGGAGCGAGAAGAAAGAGGACGACACGCCACCGGGATTTGAAGCACTGGAAGAGGACGTGCCATTCTAGGAGGTAAATATGCAGATCAAGAAAGGGAAATACATACTCAACAGCGACAAGAGCTGTTACTGGGTAAGCGAAATAAAAACCAGTAAGCAGGGAAAGGAGTACGAGGTAATCGTAAGCGGCTATCACCGCAAAATAGCAGACCTTGTAGACAGTTTTATAGAGGGCGCTGTGAGAGGTTCAGAAGCCGAGGACATAAAAACCCTTGTAAACGAGATAAACAACGCTGTACAGGTCGCTCAAGACCTTGTAAGAGAGGTGCAGAATGAGAGGTAAAGCAGTAAGCGGTGAGGAATATATCAGACTGTGCGAGAAACACACAGCAAGTGAGATAGCAGAGATAATGGAAATTAGCAAAGGGTTCGTATCAAAGCTACAGGCAAAGCACAAAGTCAAGCCGAAAAGAGAGTGCAGCGAGTGTCACAAGCGGTTTGACCCAGTACGCAACGAAAAAATGTGCCCTGAGTGCCGAAAGACAAAGAAATATCCAAAATACGAGCCACTAATCAAGCCGAAACCATACAGGAAGCCGAGGAAATCAAAAGCATTTCAGATTGAAGCAAAAATGCGAAAACAGGGCAAAAATTATGCCGACTGGCAGAAAGAAAGGACAATTGCAGAGTATGCAAGGGTGAAGATATGAGATACGAAGATGTGATGAAGCAGAAAAAGGGTTTCAGGATAGAGAGAGTTGATACGGCCAAAGGAGAACTGACGATAATAGTATCAGACGATTGGATAGACACTGTCTGCTCTGCTGTAGAAAAGCAGATACCGCAGAAAGTAAAAGAGTATGAGGACAAATATTATAGTTGTCCCCTTTGTGGCAATGTACTAATGCGTAAATGGCTTAGATATCCTGACGAACTATACCCTAAAAGTGACGTATCACCCTATTGTTTATCGTGTGGTCAAAGATTAGATTGGAGTGATGATAATGACTAACTATGAAATTTACAGACAGCAGGTTAAAAAACCGTTACCTCAAAAGCCTAAAGTAGAATGTAGACAATATTACTGCCCCGAATGTGGTTCAAAATTAATTGCCTACAACTGGAGCGGTGGTGTTCATTATTGTCATCACTGTGGGCAGGCTATAGATTGGAATGACGAAAAGGAGATGTTATAAATGACTAATTACGAGAAATACAAAAAAGAAATAGATATTATATTAGACAAGAACACATTTGTGGCTGTAGATAGAAACACAAACAAACTTGCGACTTGTAGAAATTTAAGTTGTGAAGATTGCTTGTTCTTTCGCAAACATAATGATGGTACAAACTGCGATGTGAACGCTTTCAAATGGCTAGTCGCAGAATATAAAGAACCCGAAATTGACTGGTCTAAAGTGCCGATTGATACACCGGTGCTGATATCCGGAGACGGCAAAGAATGGTACAGAAGATATTTTTCAGGTGTTGACGAAAATGGAAGTCCTACAGTGTTTTGCTGTGGGGCAACACGGTGGAGCAGCAAGAATTACGACGAAAACGAAAACACTTGGAACGTTAATCATATAAAACTAGCAGAGGTGAAATGATGAAGTATAGAACGAAATTAATAACAATAGAAGCATTTAAGTATGACGGAGACTTAATGGACAAAGACGGGAATTTTTACGTTCCGTCGTGGGCAGTGGAAGCGTATAAAACTGGAACGCTGTTTTATGGTTGTGGAGTAGGTGGAGATGAGTTATTTATTGAGGCGACACCTGAAAGCGTTCATCGTGTCGGTGTGGGCGACTACATTGTCAGAAGTGCAACGGGTAAGATTTATCCTTGCAAGCCTTACATATTTGAACAGACTTATGAGGACTGGAGTGAGCAGGAATGAAAGTAATTAGAAAAAAGATTTTGCCAATATATTTTGATGCTGTGGAAAGCGGACAGAAAAATTTTGAGATTAGAAAAGACGATGATGATGTGCAGGTGGGCGATAAGTTGGTTTTAAAGGAATGGAACGAAGAACAGCAATGCTACACTGGCAGATTCGTCACGAGAAAAGTAAAATATGTTTTGCGAAACGTGCCTGAATATGGGTTGAATGAGGGCTATTGCATTATTGGTTGGTAAAGGCAGGTGAGCAGGAATGACATTAAGCGAGGCAATAAAACATTGCGAAGAAAGAATTGACTGTTCCGAATGTGGCAAAGAACATAAACAACTTGCGGAATGGCTTGGGAAGTTAAAGCATTGCGAGGACTTAGAAGCACAAGGCAGGCTGATTGAGATGCCTTGTTACGTGGGGGATACAATGTATACCAACTATAGTATGCAAGGGTGGTATATGCACAGAAAAAATAGACCATATGAAGCAAAGGTTGTGTTTGTTGGAATTAATGGAGTTGATAATTTTATAAATGTTGAATTAGGAGAGGGCAAAATGCTACAATTCAGATTTTCTGATATTGGTAAGAAAGTATTCCTGACAAAATCAGAAGCTGAAGCAGCGTTAAAGGAGAGCGAGTAGGAATGATAATATCATATCTTGAATATTTAGAAATTCCACCAAGACATTGGCATTCATTCTTTTATGATAGTCAAGATAATAGGTGGAAAGGTTGCGGAATGTGGAGAGGTGAGCAGGAATGAAATTAATAGAAACAGATAAATGGTGTGCAAGCACCGATAGAGAATTTTTCCCTGGTGTTTATGACAGCAGAGAGGAAGCGATAGAAAGTCTGAAGGACGATTATAACTGTGACGATGGATATATCGGCAGGTGCGTTAAAATTGAATTTACCGAAAAAGATATATTGGACTTTGAAATATCCTATAGGCTGAGAGATACTTTATATGATGAAATAGGTGAATTAGCAGAGGATTGGAGTTTCACTGATGAACAGCGTGAAGAAATCCATCAAATAGTTGCAAAAGCTGTTATTGATTATATCAATAAGAACAATCTACAACCACAAAGTTACAAAGTTATCGACATAGAATTTATTGAGGTAGGTGAATAGGAATGATAACATATACAGGTTCAGAATATAAAGAAGAAGTC